TGGCGCTTCCCAATCTAGTTTCGAAAGAAACTACACCTCACCAAAGGGGTGAGGGTCCCCAGCCACTAAGGCTGGTAAAGTGAACTAAACACGGTCAGTTAATCGACCGTGCACCAGGGACTTACGTCCGACCATCCCTGCCACCACGTCCTATAAGAGAGCACCGGGTCATTAGACTTCTTTTCGAAGCCAGTCAGACGCCAAGTGACCTCAGGAGCATGTTGCCATAAAGACTGCAACATACCACCAAGCTGGCTTGAATCGCCAGTTCGGCGGCTCTCGAGAAGGCGCGTACCTGTGAAGGTTTGCAACTTCTTTGAGAACTTAGGACGCGCCTGACTGAAAGACACGTGAAGCACACCGTCAACACCCTTGGGTCCCCGGAGGAACCCAGGAATGCCTTGTGCGCAAACATCCCACGTGGCCTTCAGTAGGCTATCACGCCAGTAGCCGTTATCGCTGAGCTCACTCACCCTGTTACAGAAACTAAGGCGAGCGGGTCCAACGAGCGGTTTCCTAACGTAAGGAGGTGTAACGTTTACGCCTGAGTGAAAGTGTCCACCGCAGCTTTCCCGGAAGGGTCCGCTGTAATGGGTTTTCTTCTCATTCACCGCGAAGCCACAAAAGCCAAGAAAATCAATGACCTGTGTGACACACGTTGAGGGGCATACAATATCATCACCATATGCCCTGGCGTATCCTGAGCAAGCTCGAACAAGACAGTAGAAGATCGCTGTCTCAAGCTCGAATGTGAAACCATTACCCATCGAGGATATTTTCTCGTAAGTAACCACCCGTCCGTCCTCAAGTATCCCGCAAGGGGACCTGAGAGCGAGTAGGTGTTTGTACACATCCGAGGGAACGAGGAGCTCAACTAGAGCCAATGATACAGTATCACTGGCACCCTTCAAGTCAACAGTCGCAAGAAACCCGTCAATGCTACCCGCTTTCGCGAGAGCCTGATTGATTTCCTGCGCGTTTCCTCTTAGGAGACCAAAACACTTCTGCAACCGTCGGCGGATCGCTCCGCCAAAGCCAAGCTGGAAAAACATATTCCAGTCGGGTTCGATCGCTATAGTGCGGTCGGTCTTAGCGTTTTTCGGAACAGTCACCACCTTATTCCCTCGAACGATAATCGGGTCCGCAAATTCACGGCCCGACCACCGCTCGAAGGCTAATTTATAAGGCAGTACTGGTTCTGACATGTGGGCAGCTTGAACCCACTTGTTCTGTGGTGTCGCCTCGAGCCGGCGCATCGATGTAGATGCACCTGGACCCCAGTAGCAATGCTGAATTACTTCATCGAGGTGAAAACCCTCGAAGAGGCGTTCCATCAGCGATGCTGCGCAGCGGAGCCAGGACCGATACCTTTCGGGAATCGGCCTAGACCACGCATCACAGAGCCGCTGATTGGATTCAGCACAACGCTGCTCATACTCGAAGAAAGCCGCAATAGCGACCTCCTTACGATTTACCCCAGTATTAAAGGGGTATTTCGACCAAACTTCTGACCGCCAGTATGCCGTCCTGAATTCTTCAGGACTAAAAGCCGCTGGGTCGGGCAGGGGAGCGTGGATGAGGGAATCAATGTCGTTTGGGTTAAACCCTAGCGCCAAAGACATCTCATTGAGTACGGGCATTGTTACATCAGCTCGTGTCCACCTAAAGGAGCCTAGTTGGCTTTTACCCTTCTTTTTCATGATCACTCCAGGGAGTTATATCATAACGAACATATCGTAAACCGACATAGAGGCTTTCACCTCACGTTCAGCTACACTGCTTGGTACAGACCGACGTCCTTAACTGGACGGCTGGATCAGACTCTCGATCGACGCGTTCCACTGCGTCGTGTTAACGAGACTCTGGATCTGATCATTGATGTCGATACGTTCGGCAGGGGTTGCACCATACGGGAGCGTGACTTCAATACGCACATAGTACGTACGAAGAACGTCCCCCGCACAGGCGCACTCACTGTCTACGGTGGCCACGATGGGTCTGCTCAAGTTCCACTTCACGACACTGTCGCTTTTGCCGGTCCCCGAATTCACTTTCGTGGTCAGGTAGGCAAAACTGGACGGCACGCCGCCACTCTTCTCAGAGTAGACGAACTGACCGTTCTGGTTGAAGCCGACATTATCGTAAACCAAGCTATCGAGCGTGATGGGCATAATAGTGCCTCTCTGGTTAATACCAGCGTTTGAACGCCTGAGCAAGCAGGCTGGACCCTTGCGCGGCTTTAGACCACGAAGGGAGCGGGTTACACGCCGGCCTCGTCAAAATCGACGAGGGATACGACGTGAGTGCACTACGACTCATCTGACCCCTCCGTACTTGCCCAGTTGCCTGGACAACCACGGTTGGATTAGACGACGTCTGCCGTACATCGGTGTAGATGTCTTCCATCCAACGCGTTTCCCAACCCTCAACAAAGAAGGGTGAGAACTGCGCGGATTCCATGGCACCTATCCAATTTCCAACAGGGAGGAACCAATCCAGCACAAAACTCATTCTCGTAAGCTCATAAGCCGTCGAGAAGGGGGCCACAATTGGCGCTTGATCCAAGTACCATGATGGCACATTGAACAAATACCCGACACGTGCCTGCATGTGGCGAAGTCCATCAATAGCACCAGGGGTGCTACCGGACGAGCCATTGTGCAGGGCACATGTCATGGATATCGATTCAGTGCGCTTCTCAGAAGCCTTTAGTATCAAAGCCATGTCGAAGCCCTCGGTCTTGTACCGAACCAGTTGCGTCGCAGCATTTTCGAGATCGTCCGCAAGCGGCGCAATCCCGTAGAGATACGCTAAATACCGATCGGGGATTTTCTTCCAACTGGAAAGCTTACCCAGTTTTCCGGCCAACCCTTTCGGCCCGCTCATCAGGTTATCAAGCTGATTAGCGGCCTCAGTGCTGAAACTAGCAGCGAGTTTTAACGTATCATTCGCCTGAGCCAACGCAGCATTAAACTGCGTAGTATCAGAAGTCACTTTTGCCAACGCCTTTAGGCGCGCATTTCCCAACAACGGATTAACCGCTGTGATACTTTGCGGAGCCGTCCAATTGTAAGCAACATTCCCCTCAACGTGACCATAGTGCGATGATGGCGAGCCAGGTGAGTATTTCATACTCAGCTTTCCATCAAAGCCTTTTGACCACAACCAAGAGGAACTCCAACCCGAAGGCTTGCGCGTTTTATTCGCACGCACCGGATTGGAAACTGACTGAGGTCGCACCCGACTCATAGCCCACACACTGTCAACCGTGTCATGCTGAGAGACTAAGTTCCCGGCGGAATCATACCGCTTTTCGTGAACGCCCTTGGCAATGTACGCATTAACATTTTGTGCAGGTGTGGTCATGGTGGTTCCTCACGAAGTGGCAATACCCTTACTGGCACTGCCAGACACCCTCCCTA